CTCTTCTTCTGTACGTAAATCTGGTTCTTCTTTTGCTTTTACATCAATTGCCATGCGGCAACTCCTCTAACCTCTACAGGTCTTCGTCATCCTCCGACAATATTGCATTAATAATCGCTAGGGAGTCGGATAATCCCTCGCGTCTGCCTACAAATCTTTGATATGAGTCAAAGTTATGTATGTTTATGCCAGAAGCTATTGCCTCCGTCATTTCATTTTCTGCGGTTTTAATTCTTTTCAGAATCTCGCTTAAAAGGTCTTTCATAATCTTACTAATGCAAGATTGGGGCTAAATCCGCCCCAAATATTAATAAAAGTTTCCGCCGCCGATATCTTTAAGATTTTTATCTGGTCCAACTTTGCTGCCTTTAGCCATTTTGGCTTGGGCTGCGCCGATTTTCCAGTTATTGTCGCGGTGTGAACCAGCTGGTCCATTGTCGATGTTTGTTACACCAGTGTCGCCGCCAGCGCTAGCTTCAGCATTGCCGGTTTGTTTGTAGGTGTGACGGAAACCTAATTGGTCTTTTGCCATTTTATTGTCCTTGTGGGGGTTGTGGTTGTGCTGCTTGTTGTTCTTGTTGCTGCGCCAACTGTTGCTGGTGCTGTTGATCTGCTTGTTGCAGGGTTTGTTGATGCTGCTGGTCAGCTTGGGCCATTTGTTGCGCGTGTTGCTGTTGCGCTTGTTGCAATTCAATCTGGTTTTGTACCTGCTGGGCTTGTTGTTGGAACGCTTGTTGCTGAACCGCTAAGCCATGTTGGCGAATATCCTGATTTGCTGCGTTAATTGCCTCGAGTGCTGAGATGTTTTGGTCAGCTTCAAGCTGAGCTTGAGTCTGATCCATACCTGCCTTAGCTGAAATCATAGCAACGCGCTCTTTTGCAGCGTTATTGATGTTAGCCATTGCAATATCGGTAGCATTACGTTGGTTGTCAATGCTTGTTTGAGTCTGATACTTAGCTTGCAACTCTTGAACCTTTTGTTGCAACTGAGCAACCTTAAGCTGGTACTCTTGTTGGTCTTTCTGGTTGTCAAGTTGCATACGTGCCTGAGCTTCTTCAGCTTTGCGTTTGGTTTCTGCCATCTGAGTTTGCAGAATAACGTTGGCTGTTGGGTCTTGACCAAGCATCATTTGCTGTTGAGCCTGCTGAGCCTGAGCAACTTTCTGAGCCAAAGCTTGAATTTGCTGGATGTATGGTGCCAAGTTAGTCTTAGCATCGTTATCAACCAAGCTAGAAGCCACAGCAAGAGCTTTTTGTGCGTCTGCATCTAATGGTTTTTCTTTATGCAACTCAAATTTGTCTTCACCACCCGATGCTTTAGCAACATAACCACGCATCTCTTGCAAATAGTGCAAGGTTAAATGTTGTTTAATGTGCTCTAGTGCGTGTGGTGCAAACGCAGGTCCAATTACTGGGCTACCACCGTATGCTGGGTTGTTAGCATACTCCAAGTGCACCTTGATATGCGCAATATGGTCTTGATCTGGGAACGCAGCAGCTGGTTGGCCCATGGTCATTGAAACGTTTTCTAACGCTGGGTTAGATTCTACGATACCGATTGGGTTAGGTAACACTTCTGCAATCGCTGGAATCTTAAGCTGGTCTAAAATACGTTGATACACAGCACGTAAGTTAAACATTCCGGGTGGCGCACTTGATGCCATTTGCAACAAGGCTTGGTTTTGTGCAAGACGCTGAGTCTCAGAGAAAATGTTTGGATCTGATACTGGACGAACATCGCTGTTGTATGCAAAGTCACGTACTTCAATCTCTGTGCCTGACTCATTGTCCATTTCATCCAAGTACCAATGATTGATACGGGAGATAATTGCCAATGATTTAGCTTGGCTGCGGTGCATGCGAGCATGAATGCTTGAGAATACTTTAGCACCTTGCTCAATCAGAGCTTGGGTTGTACCCACAGGCATGTTGTTGTTAGCTTCGCCAATCTTTTCTTCGGCGGTTGTTACAACACCTTTAGCTGCATCAGTTAACCAACCAAGCAAATTAAACAAAACGTTTGATGGTGGGTTGAAAGGCATTGGCATTGCAATCTTACGTACATCGTCAACACCAGGAGCACCTTCAATCTCCATAACCTGAGTAGGTTCTATTCTGTCGGACTGTCCTCCAATGCGTCCACCCTTGAGTTTAAGCATTGTCTGAGAGTTGCTGATGTGAGCAGCATCAAGTAAAGCGCGCAAAGACCCGGTAAGAGCAGCAGAAAGGCCGCCGATAAGATGAGGCAATCCAATAGCGTAAGCTCCACGCCAAGGAATAAACTTGAACTCGACATACCAATCCATCTTTTCAAGTTTTTCATCGCCTGATTCCCAGTTACGATATAGAGCCAAGACTTTGCTTGTGGTCTCATCGATTGTTAAAATGTATGGGGCGCGTTTGCCTTCTGTTTCTGAATCATCTTCTAAACGCATGAAACAAGTAATTTCATAAATGCGGCGTAATCCGTCCACATTTTTAGAAGGCATGTCTTTGCCTTCAATCTTGTTGTTTGCTTTTTCAGACTGAGTCTGATCGTTTAATGGGGCGTCTGAAGAATACTGTGAATTAATGTCACGATAGATACCCATCTCCACTCGTTGTAGGAAAGTATCTTCGGTAATGTCTTGAACTTCAGTTACACGCTGTGCTGTGTAGAAGTTTGTTGATGAATATGGTAGAAGAATGTTGTCAATTGGAACCCATTCGCACATTGGGCGCTTTTGTTCTTCATCCCAACGCCATTTTAAAAACTGTGAACCACCCAAAGGTAGTTGGGTAAGCAGTTGTTCCATTTCATCACGGTACTCAGGGATTTGTTCCGTGAGCTGCCAGTTCATAAATGTTACTTTTCGGTCTGCTGTGTTTTCTTTCTTTCGGTCGGACACACCTTTGATATTGGATTTGACGAGCCCATCAGGTGGCAGTAACTCTTTTGCTGAGGAAGCTGCGAAGTCAACGCAAGCCTCGGCCATGACGGGATGAACAACTTTAGAAGCACCATCGAAAGTAGCGCCGCCAGGAGCGTCCTTGCCAAGGCCTGTCCTACGAAGTCCTTCTTCATATTGTTTGTCTCTTTGCGAACGTGATTCTTTGTCAACGTCTATCAAATCAAGATATTCGATAGCCAGCATGTTTAACGTGCCTTCGTCAAAATCTTCTGCTAAGTTCGCATAAAACTCTGGATTCTTTTGGGGGCCTTGTTTTTCTTGAAAGTTTACTACTACAGAGCCGTCATCAAGCTCAATAACTTCCTGTTCAACTTGATCTTCGTCTAAATCAAACATGTCGGCGTACTGCTCCATCTCATCGTCTTGTTCTTCCCGCTCATGCAGGTCGTTCTCGGCGTCGAGGTTGGGCAGATTATTGCCAGTTTGGATTGGTAAATCTGGATTTGCCATAAATTATATAAAAATGTGTTGGATAGACGTTCCTATTTATACTAATGCAAAAAATAGGGGCATTCCGCCCTCACTGGGCGTAAGGATTAGCTGTACGTTTGCGGTAGTCCTCGTCAGCATAATCATAATCTCTGGGTGGTAGGGGATCTAACCGAACCCAACCGCTGTCTCTAAGTACCCGTAATGCCTGGGAAAGTGAGTCAACATAGTCATCGTGCCCCCCAGCTTCTGGAAAAGAACAGACTTGGCGTAAAAAACGTTTGGCCCATTCAGCAAATTCACCTTTTTGTTTGGGTTCTTCAGGAATATACACCTTTCCTTTAGCCACCAATGGGGCAACAATGTTCAAACGCTGCACCTTATCTGCTTTTCCCGGGTTGTAGCCACGCACCGGAACCCCGGCACCTTGCAATTCTTGTATCAATGATATACCAGCGGACTTATCTTCCATCAAAATTAGGTCAGCTTTACGACCTTTTGCAAAAGAATTGTCAGCTCCGTATACAACTTCTTTAAAATCTTCAATAACTTTGCGACGTAGATCAGGATACGATAGGTGCGCATCCCAAGCATCTAACAGGATTATACACGTTCCCACATCGGTGTTCTCAAATACTCCCCAAACTGTGCAAGCCGTTGGGTCATTCATTGTTTTTTCACTGGTAGCTGGATCGTATGAAGCAATTACGTATTCCAAAGTTGGAGTTGGCTTAGATGCTGGCCACATACGGAACTGCTTACGCTTGATAATACCAGCTTGTTCTGGGTCAAGGATCTCACCGTAAATCTCTTGGCGACCGATGTCGGTGCCATCATAAGTTTCTAGCTGTTTAAAAAATGTTTCGGAGAGGTTCGCCCGGTTGTCATACGACGATGCGTTTGCAACGTAGACGTCGCCACCGACTTTGCCTTCGTTGAGGTCAACGATAAGTTCTTTTGGCTTAGGGGTGGTGGTGATGATTTGCTGGACACGCGGGATTCTAGGATCTCGCAGACGGAGGGTAAACTGTACTCCATCGTAGGCTTCGTCAATATACTCGAACGCGCACAGTTCATCAAACCAAGCTCCGTGGTATTGTTTACCACGATATCGTTCTGGTTCTGAGGCGGGGATGCCTTGAATAAGACTTCCGTTTGTGAGGGTAATTTCAAAGAGGGACTTGTTGTAATCTCGTATAAGGCTCTTGGGTATGATATTGAGAAGACCGGAGTCTCCTTCGAAGCAAGTTGCACGGATATCATTAGAGGTTGGGGCGGTGACAAGCCAGCGAGTGTCGTCGTAGGTAGCAGCGCGTATGCCAATCCAATGACTAGCAGTGTGAGTCTTGCCCGATCCGCGACCGGCAAGCATAAGGAACGTGTCATACTCTCCATCTTCTGGTTCTTTCTGGTGCGGCAGGGCTTGCATCTTCCATTTGACCTGCCACGTCAGCAAATCGAGCATTGGCTTGGGCCAGTGCTTGCGATTTTCTATGAATTTGGAGATGTACTGCTCTTGTGCTGGAGTTAACGGCATGGAATAAAGCCTTCCCCTACTAAAATGGTGTTATCCGACGCAGAAGTTTCTACGTGCACGCATAATTGCGCGGGAATTTTGGAAATACTGGTAATAAACCGGCGGGCGTGATGCACTTTTAGCTCGGGGCTCTGTTGATTTCCCAGTAATTTGTGTTTTGTGCGAAAAGACAGGGAAAAATTGCCCAGCTTTTCGTTGTGTTCTGCGCTTGTTCTGATTCCTAGCGACTCAACCAGCATCTGAATACGCGAAATAGTGGGCTGATTCTTGGAAGTAATGCGAAACCAGTCAGTCTTTGGGTTGTACTGCGCCGCTTTAGACAAAACTATGCCAGACAAAAGCTCAAGTCTTTGGTCTGTTCCGGAAAGTAGGTAGTTATTTGGAAGTACCGACGGAATGTTTGGTACCAGCTGCGACTCAATCGTAGGGCTAACGGTAAATTCTATCCTGCCACCCGGTCTTTTACGACCCAACCGAATCTTGTAGCCGTAATCTTTAAAGCGTTCTGCCACTTCGTCGTGTCTTCCAGACGGTGCGTTAAGTACGTGCCACGCTTTACGATTAAAAAACCAAAAGCCAAACACGAACGGTGGGACAGGCAAGTCTTGGTGGGGGAGTTGTAGCGGCTGAGCGGTGGGCACCGAATAATTAAGCCGGTCTCGATCGCTTCTAAGTGGAAGTTCCAGCAAGTCAGAGACGGTGTAGTGGCGCAGCGGGCGCGTGAATTTAAACAAGCCCTTGTACTCGTCCAGCCTTTTGCGGTACTTAAGATCCTCTACTGGCAGCCCGAGCTTACTGTCGCCGCAGATGGTAAGGTAATCGTTAAACGTTACCTCATAGCAATCTTCTTGCCGGTACTCTTGAACCATCGTAACCTTGACCAACTTACCGTTGCGGTCAAATACGTAGTCGCCCTTTACCAGTTTGTTTGCCGGTTTCCACCAGTCAAGCGTTAGTACTTTTGTTTGTGCGGTTATCGCCATAGAAGTTATCTAGGACCCAATGGTCCAACCAACGCCCTAACGGCGTTCTGATCCTATTCTGTATTTCAACGGGAAGGCGCTGTATGTCTAGCGCCTCGGATGTTATGCTGAGACGAAATTGTAGATACTTGGTTGTCTCATGGTCCAGTATCTCTACAGGTACATCAACCATGTCCAAGAAATCTACGTTGCAAACCAAACATCTAAGGCCAATGAATTTTCCCATCGGGCTTTCCAATGCGCCTTGTATTTGGTATACATATTTGCTCATACAAACAATAATGCAAAAATCAATGACTTAGCGTCCTTTTTCCAAAAATATACATTTTGGTCCTAGGGTTGCTAGGGTTGCGAGGCTTATTTACCAGTACCCGACGCTTACGCTTTTTTTAAAAAAATTTTTAAAAAAATAATAAAAAGGGTCTACAACCCTGTGAACCCTGTGACCGATTTTGTAAGTGCTTGATTCTTATCATCCGTAATGATAACAATTCTTATTTAGAAAAAGCACCTTCCCAAGCAACCTTAGGACGTACTTAGGGTAAACCCTAATATGTCTAGCAATTTAAAAAAAAATAAAAAAAATTTGCAAGTTTTACGAGCTTGAGGTTTGTGGGGCCCCCGCCGGGCCCGACCCCAACGGGACCCAAATGGACGGATGGACTATAAGAAAAGCCCCCCTGCACAAAGGAGGGCCACCTGATTTCGCATTGTGGGATAGCATCTCATAATGCGGAACAGGAAGTTAGTGGGCACTGGGGGAGTGGCGCCCCAGTGAGCGCTCACTTACATAGGTGTCGCGCCCAAGCCCAGCGCTTAGCACTCCTCACCCCACAGTGCTGATAAAGGGGACAGACTCGATGGGGCGCGGGCTAATACCCACACTGCCAGTAAGGTCAATAGGTCGCGGGCTAATAACCCTACTGCCAGTGTGGCTATGTGGGCGCGAGGCTTGACGCCTGCTCGGCTATGTGGTAGGAGGCTGGGCGCCGATGCGCGTGCGAGGGTGTGAGGGGGTGGACGCCCGTCATATTGGTACTTTCCAAAGCACTCGCGCCCCCACCAATCCAATAGGAAGCGTTTTAAGGGGGCTAGGAGACGCGCAAGCAGAAGATGAGGCTAACCCCTTACCGCGCCGAGATCTCTAGTAATCCAGTAACCATGCGGGTTTGCGGGCGGTCAAAGCCCATCCAATGAGCCACAACTCCAGCCAAATATTTTGTCATTTTAGAGGGTAGTTTTTTTGTCGAAAGTTCTGTACATTTTGCATAGGCTGGGCGACACT